TTTTAGCCAGCCAGTTTTCAAACTCCGCAGTCCAATTGCCATTCATCAGTTGGCCACTGCGAAGAACCTCGTCTGTAACATCAAGGATTTCTGAACGTAGATTGTTGTACTGCTTTTTAAGACCTGTGAAAGGTATGGTCAAGCCAGTCATAATACAATTTAAAACCTTGTTCGATATCAACCAATGGCGTGTAAAGAAAATCTCTACATGCCGCTTCTATATTTAATGCACCACGCGATGGAAAGTTTGTGTCGCGTTCTTCAACTTCGATAGTACCTTGCCCTACAATCTTTTGTACAAGTTTGGCAGCGTCTAATAGCGAGTGCGCTCGTCCACGTGTGACGTTGTATGTTTTGTTGTTAGTAGAATCTGTGAGTGTAGCCTTGACGATACCACGTGCAATATCTTCTACGTAGGTAAAGTCTAAGCATTCATCGGCACCTTTGACATGAATAGTTTCGTTGCGCATTGCCGCAGCAAAAAACTTGCTAATCACACGATCCTCAACATCACGCGGACCATAAACTGCACTCGGGCGAATGATGGTATGTGTTAATCCTGTGCGGTGTGTATAGTCGCGCACTAACCATTCGCCTGCTAACTTTAAAATTCCATATTGTCCCAGTGGATTACACACAGCATCTTCGCGCACCCCATCTGAGAATTCACCATACACCATGCTTGAACTAATGTACACAAACTTTTTAACATTATACCTTACACTTGCTTCCAACAAATTGAGCAATCCGGTACTCATTGTTGCGCTTCCTAATACAGGATCATTATTAACTACTTTTTGTCGAGGAAAGCTAGCAAGATGTATAACTGTATTTGGATTAAACTGTTCAAATATTTTTGCAGCAAGCGGGTCAGCAATGTCACAGAAGTAGAGTGAGTTGGTTTTTATTTTTTGTTTACGTTCTAGTATAAGTTTGGATAACTCGTCTTGCGGAATAACGCCATAGGTAGTTTCGTTGTCTACAACAAGCACATTATGTCCTTGTTGTTCGAGCAATTGGACAACATTGTGTCCAATAAATCCTAGACCACCGGTAACAAGTATGTTAGACATGTTTAATATTCTCAAGTATATAATTGGCCCACAGTTGATGCCCTTGCTCTGTGGGATACGGCACTTCGCCACGAGTCAACGAACACGATTCTAACCAATGGATAGCAGATAAAGATGATTCGATTAGTTCGGTCCTTGATCTTAGGTCCGCAGTTGAATGTACAAAATTATCAAAGTCAAACAAAGTGTCAATGCCGATCTGAGTGACGTTATACACGTTTGTTGGATACAGATTGTTGGTGTGCTCGGCCAATATATCGACCCATTTTTTTGATAAAAGGCAAAAATTTGAATCCAGTATGCTAACATTTTCTTTGAACGTGTCTACATAAGTTCGACCAACAACGTAGTGAATATTTTTACCTTGTTGTTTGATTTTGTCAACGAGCATTTTAAAACTAGTTTTTTCTAGTGACTTAACAATGTCGAAGGTATTGAAAAAATTCTTAGCTCTTAGAAATGCTTTAAGAGGGTACTCAAAGTATATGTTATTGCTCTTTAATTCTTTGAGTGCAAATCTTAATTCGTTGAACTTAACACTACCGGTTACAATGTCATTGAATGTAGGCCAAGAGCCGCCGCGCAATAAGTTGTAGTATTCGGGACGTTTATAAAAATCGTCTGATATGTCTCTGCCAGACTCGCTAAGGGTTAAAAGTACAAAAATTTTTTTATAAGGCTTCACTAGTCTGTTTAAAACATCAAATGCATAATTGATGTGGAGCATATTGCTGTACCCGGGAAATCCAATATTAATAAAATCGCTGTTTGTGCTCTTTGCAACAATACTTCCATAACAATGGTTAGTGCGATATTCTATGTTATCGCTGTTGTTGTCAGATTGTAGTCCCATTCCCCAACTCCATGAATCCCCAACTGAAATAACCAGCGAGTCTCGATTTAGCGATCGTTCAAAATACCATTGTCGATTGGATAAATGCGACATGTATGTTTGTTCTAAAGTTAAATTGCAAAGATTAATTTGGTTCATCCGGATGTACGTATTCGTCTATGTAAGTTGGCGGCTTGCCAGTCCACGATAATAGAAATATTGTAGCATACTTCTTGGGCATAGTCAACATTCTAAAGTGGGCTTTTTGGCCTCGATACCAATTGACGTTAGTCCATTTAAGCAATTTTGGATCAACATGGTGCGTTTCGGCCCATTGTCCTACTTCTTGGTTAAGCCTATGTGCGTAAAAGTTAGCAGCCATACCACCGGGTAGTCGCCAAACCAAGGCTTGAAGTGGTTCTACCATCGTAGGTAAAACTCTGTAGCAAGTTGATCTTCTACTTTGCCGTGGATAACAACACGATACCCGTATGTATCGTAACACATGTGAATATCATAAACCGGATCCTTGCAGTTTTCCATCATCCACTGGCCTTTGGGTGTTTCTTTGAATTTGTAAATAGGAAAGGCGGCGTAGATTTCTGGATCCTCTACGTCGCCTAAATTAAATGTAGCAAATACGATGCGTTGCATTAGTTTGTGGTTACAAACTCATCCGCCATTGGAAAGATGTTAGCAATAGCACGAGCACACGCAATAGCAACTTCTTGATGCTCTTTTTGTGTACCGTTGGCACTACGTAACTCGATAAAGTGAATCCACGAACGTAGTGTGCCATTCATATACAAACGACTGCCCATTAAACCTTCGGGCAATACAGCACGGGCTTGTTCCTTGGCAATGCTATTTGTTACTGCCCACTCATATGCATCGCGAGCGGCTTTGATAACCGCATGTTGCTTTTCTTCCCAAATACGAACAAGTTCGCGATTTTCAGGAACACTAACATCTAACTCTACTGAGTTTTGACGATTCTTAGTATCCTGTAGTCGTGTTTCGCGAATTTCAAAGTTTAGATCCTTGGTTGGGTCGGCATAACGCTGACTAAACTCTTGGAAACTAAAACTACGATGGCGCAGAATTTGACGAGCAATATCACGTGTAGTTTCGATTTCTAAACAAGCACTAACCATTTCTAAAGGACTCCAGTGCTTGTGCTTGATTAGATAACGAATTAACTTTTCACTGGTTTCTGTGTTAAGTTGATTGCTAGGATTGCTAACACGGGCACAAAACGCAATTAGTTCTTGCGCATTGTCAATGCCCTGTGCTAGCAGTTCTTCAGATGGTGCCGAAGAGTTGATTAGTTTAACTTTCATATGTTGCTTAAAAATTTATCTGTAATGGGTTGAACGTGTTTTTCGACTGCTTTAACATCAATTATAAACTCAATGTTGGCAATTTGTCTACCAAGTTCGCGCATATGACGGCTAACTACTGTTTCAATTTCTTCTAAGTCTAAACCATTCTTGCGAAGGTTTTCTAGATTGATTGTTTTTTGCCGGCCGCCTTCTAGTTTGAGTAAAACTTTCTTTACACAGTCGATAGGAATGTGATCTTTCTCGATGGACTCGAGTACCTCATTCCACTGACTGATACGATCAATTTTAAGCAGCATTACCCACCTTCGCCTTGGCTGGACGACCACGCTTCTTAGGAGCAGCAGGGTCTGGGATTGTTGTACCCATTAACGAAGCGGCTTCTCTCATCATGCGATCGCTTTCAGCAAGCAAACCTTTGGCTTCTGCAGCCATGCGTTCTGCTTGTTGGCGAAGATTGTTAGCAATAGCATCGTCGCCTAGAGCGTTGTTCATGCCTGCTTGTGGTGGATTGTTTGATCCAGCAAGTGGTCCGCGAGCAGCAGGTGGTGGACCACCAACTTCACGACCAAAGTCATCACGTGGACGAACCTTGCCAGTCATGCCCGAATTCTTGTCGACTTCGGCCATCTTTTTAATTGCTTCTTCGCCGAGTTTCATTTCGCGAAGAATGTTATTGATCTCTGCTAGTTTGCAACTACTAGTTGGAGTTGGAGTAACAATAACGTTTTCTGTTTGTACCTTCTTTAGTAATCCTTCGGTGTGCATTGCTTGTAGCATTACACGACCATCGGGGAATAACGCACGTGATAGTGCTTCACCAAGGTGATCAGATGTTTGTGCTTCTGGCGATTCGATTGCCTTCATTAGCGCATCGTGCCAAGCAGTTTGCATGATCTCTGGGTAAACAACTAAGCACATGTGCTCGTCGCCTGGGATTTCGCGGAAGATGATTGCAACTCGACGGTCGCCATGCTTGCCTACGTGTTTTAGAAATGCCATTACTTCTTTCCTTTCTGCTTGACAGCAGTTGATTTGGTTGCTGCTTTCTTAGCAGGCTTTGGTTGTTCAGCAGGTACTTCTTCTGCTGCTGGCTGTTCTGCTGCTTGTTGTGCAGCAACGGAATCCAGCCATGCCTTTAATTTGTCATAGGTTTGTCCTACAACAGTAATTTCGTCGGCCTTGAATGTGCCTCGGCTAATAGCAACTTCGATAACGTTACGCAAGACCGCTAGGTCGTTGAGCGTAAGTGATGGTGGGTTTTGATTAGTGTTTTCCATGCAGTTATTTACAGCATAAAAAGATATAGGCGTAGTTTATAGCCACAAAAAAACCGCCATAGCGGCGGTTTAATTGTAGGTTTAGCATCAATTTAACCTTTTTCAGTTAATGCTAGTGCTACTTCAAGTCTTTCTGATGCATCTTTAAGCGAGGCAACAGCGTCAGCAACCATTGGGTGTTCTCTAGCAAGTTCCTGTATGCGCTTTTCTTCGGTCATCTTTTTCATTGCCCAATGTAGTGTATCGATAGCACCGTAGTTTAGTTCAATGCTTAGGTTTTGACTAATGTTGACCCATGTGCTGCCATCGTATGCTTCGAGGCATTGTGTACCAGTGTTGTATCTAACCATGCCAGCACTTGCACCATTATTACCAACATACGATCCTGTGTATTGATTTACACTAATAAACGGACTGCCAGACGTAATATTTACAATGCTCATCCACGCAGGCTTTCTTGTGTGATAATCTTGGCCAATGCTTCGCCGAGATTTTCTTCTTCACGAAGTAGGTACACTTGTGCACGTGGATAATCAACTCTGTCGGAATAGTTATTGAATCTGGTAATAGAAACAATCATGCCACCGGTGACATTTTGTACACGGATATCCATACCGGGTACTTCGGGGGTTTGGTACTCGCGTCTGAGTACTGGTTCAGGCTCGTCGGGATAACCAATTAGATTACTGCGACTACGTTTCTTAGAACCTTCGTTTTCCCAATCCTCACGCACCCACTTAATTACTTTTTTACGCAACCAATTCATTCTTCACCTTTATGTAAATGATTGAGTCGACAGAATTCATCGATGTAAATCCGTTGACTTCTGTTCCAGAATATCTCTGGATACTTGCGATAAGACCCTTCATCGACATCAATTTCGTCTTCGCCGTTGCAGCACTTATTGTAACACTCAATGGCTTCTTGCTCTGTGTCGTGTGTTTCCTCACAGACAGGACATTGCCACATGTGCCATACTTCTGGCGGGCAACATTCTTCTGCTGCATATTCATCTTCGTGAATAGTTTCACATACACTACAGATATAAACTTGTTTGATTTCCATTATGACCACCTCAACTTGCAAAGTACTGCATCTGCTTCACGATAAAAATATACGCTATCGTGAAATGTTTTGTAGCAATTTTGTCCAACGGTGTTGCGGCACCAATCACGAATTGAATTTTCTCTAAGGATTTCTGCCGCCACATCTACTAAAGGGTGCCAGCGTCTAAACTCTGTGCCCAGATGCCAGCCATACCTAACAGCATCGCAACGATCTAGCGGAACACTAACCTTCATACCGTCAATAAATGTCCAGGCTTCTATCATCACAACCACCTCAATGCAAACAATACTGCATCGTTTTCGTCCTCAAAATCTAACAACATAGGATGACCCCACCCAGGATACCACTCTTTTGAGGATCGCCAGTTCCACTTACTGGTAGCGTTGTGTCTTAGCCATTCGTTTACTGGAATCATATCGTGGGACGTTTGGATTTTTGGATAAGTGTTCACAGTAATCATGTCCACCTCAACATAAACATAGTAGCATCCTGCTCATTTTCGAATACAATGGTTCCAACTTCTCCCAGTCTAGAACTAGGAACTGCCTCAGCATTCCAATCTTCTTTTAACACACGTTGAACTTCTTGCCAGTCGCCGCAACTATAGAAAAAGTTTTCCCACCAACTTGGTGGCGCATCTACGTGAGCCCAGTTAGATGTTGGAATCTCTAGTTCTGTCACTATGCCCACCTCAGCAAGTAAAACAAGTAATCCTTTTCGTTGACGAAGCAAAGATACCCACGGTCTCGCCACCAGCGTTTGAAACTCTGCTGCCCAAAATGAGCTTTGCACCACTCCATACGTGCCCAAGCCTCGGGCATCTTTGCTCGGTACAACATCGATTACTCTGCTTCGTATAGTGCCCACTGACCAAACGGTGGGTTTGGATTACGATCACCATGGATAATCCAAACAGTATCGCAGTAGTTAGGATCACCCCACGAACCAAACGGATAACCGTCAGTGAAAACAACTAACCGCTTGGGCTCAACTTCTTCGTCTTTGAGATGACGGAAGATAGCATCAAAATCAGTACCGCCACCACCTGCTAGTTCATAGTCCTCGATAGTTTCTAGGTTATCGCTGGTATAGATCTGCGGATTGTAGTAGTCTGTATCAAAGCAGAAAACATGGATACGATACGAATCAAACGTTTCCATAATGCCTTTGATTTCGCTTAAGAAGTCCTTGCCTTGCTCGACGCTGATAGAACCTGACATATCAATTGCGACAGCAATGTCAATGGCATCGGTGTTCTTCATACCAGGCAAAACAGCATCCATGTGCCAAGCACGACGGCTAGGACGAGCCCAAGTGTAATCGCTCTTGATAGTCGATTCCAATTGCATACGCAACAGTTCGCGCCAGTTCATCTTAGGATCAGTTAGATCTTGGATTAGACGCTTAACACCTGCTGGAACCGAACCCGGGTCCGATGCTTGTGCAGCAGCCATCATGGCTTCTTTGATTTCGTCGCGGATTTGTTGCTTTTCTTCTTCGGTCAACTGTGGACGACCACTGCCTTTGCCATCTTTGTTGTTTTGACCGTCTTCGCCGTCACCGCCTTTACCATCCAAGTGTTCGTCGAGAACTTGGTTGATAAGATCGTCTAGGCTAATCTTTTGGGCATTAGCCATTAGATCTTCGTAGACTTCTTCTGACGACTTGCCTTCATACTTGGGATCGTATAAACACGGAACACTTGTAATAAACTCACCAACGCGATGCTTTTTAAGGTCAGCGTTGACGCAGTAATCGTTGGCAATGTTCCAAATCTGTGGATGGCGATCACCGCGGCGACCCATATGGTCGTAAACACAGTGAAGAACTTCGTGGCCAAACAAGAACTCAACCTCTTTGGGCTTGAGCATCTTGATAAAGCGAGTGTTATAGTAAAAATTGCGACCGTCTGTAGCAGCAGTTGAACACCATTCGTCGGCGTTGATTAGTTTAAGACGAGTTGCCAGGTTACCAAAGAAACTTGCACGAAGCAACAGACCAACACGGGCTGTGATTAGAATTTCGCGAACTTCGCGATCTAGTTTAGGGTCTGTTGGGCCAAGGAGATTAGCAAAACGCTTGGCATCATCTTTGTTCTCAACAGCGGAATTTGCAGCAGTCATAAATGCTCCATTTCTTAACTTTATGTAATATTATAGCAAATATCGAATTACCGGTCAACCTTGGCGTTCTGCGTATTTAATAGCGTAGATCATAGCATCGTGCGGGTCATTAAACGTATATTCATAAGTTCTAGGTAGATCTGACGATGTAAAACTTGTTGGAGTTAAGATCTTTAAAGACCATTTGACACCAATCTTTCCAAAGTCCCTAGTCATGTCGCTGTGTATTTTAGCAACATTCTTCCAAACATATGGATCGTATGTTTTTGTAACTGTAGTTGACATAAAAAATAGGGGCTATGCACCAAACATAGCCCTATGTCCTTAACGGAACACAGCCCCTAACCTGTTACGAGTTTTGCGTAGCCTGTAGAATGTACTTGGCGTAACGTTGGTGGAACTCGTCGAAGTTCTTCAACTTCGTTGGTTGGAAGGGCAGGTTGTATGTGGTAAGGGCAATACGAGCACCCATAACAACCAGTTCGGTTTCAAAGTTATCCATCATGTAACGGAAGAAGTTATCTGCCATTGCATGGAAGTCCTTTTCGGGAATCTTCTTTTCGACTGCTTCACGCAGTTCGTAGCACATGGAAATAACCAGCGAGTACATTGCTGAAACTTCTTTGATGTTAAGATCCTTGACCTTACCTGACAAGATGTCTTCGGGCTTAGGCATCTTACCGGCAACCTTGCGGTGTTGCATGAACTTGACAGCAAGACCTTCGCCGATAGCACCTGAAATCAAGTCAGTGGCTGTACGATCGTCAATGTCTTCATCTTCTAGCAGTTCGCTAACAAAGGTCCACGAACGCGGTGTAGCAAACGAACGCGATGCAGACTTAGCATCAAAGTCATACAGGTCCTGCTTGGCAAAGGTTAGATAACCAACAACGTCCTTGTGAATGCCGCTGCCAACTGCCCACTCTTGCCATGCTGGGAAATCAACACGCATTTCCAAGTGAACAAAACGGTTTGCCAGCGGAGTTGGCATACGATATGTAACACCCTTGTCTGACTCGCGGTTACCAGCAGCGATCATAACAACATTGTCTGGCAGGATGTACTTACCGATTCGACGGTTAAGAACTAGTTGATATGCAGCAGCTTGAACAGCAGGTGCAGCCGAGTTCATTTCGTCCATGAACAAAACAACAACTGGGTACTGGCTAGCAGTTTCGGCGTCTGGTAGATCGATTGGGGGAGCCCAATCCATAACGCCTTTTTCTTTGTTATAAAACGGGATACCACGGATATCGGTTGGGTCCATTTGGCCCAAACGAAGGTCGATCATTAGACCTTGCATTTCTTCTGTGATACCAGCAACGACTTCTGACTTGCCGATACCTGGAGGACCCCACAAGAACAGAGGACGCTTCTTATTAAAGCATTTAAGAATTGCCTTCTTGGCTTCTGGTGCGGTAACTGTACGATGTTCAACTGACATAGGGCTTCCTTTAGATGTGATTAAAGTTTACTACTAAAACTGTATTATACGAATTAATGAATTACTGGTCAACCGTGTAAGGCTTGTTCCAATGTCCAACATTGACGTCAATATACCAGCCTACGTCAACGTAGTCAGCTTGGATGTCGCTGCGGTCATGGTTGCCTGCATTCATAGCAGGAATAACTTCGCTCAAGAAGTCACGTGCAACACCATCAAAGTGGTCCTGGTACCAGTAAGGGTTAACGTCAAGGTAGGTGCGCTGAGGATTGGCTTCTTTAAAGTTGCGAGCAAAGTTGTCTAGAAAGTCGATCTTGCCTGACTTGATGTTCAGGCACAGAACGCTGTGGTTACGAACTGCAAGGCTAGCCTTGACGCCATACTTCTTACAAATTGCTTTGATTTTAGGGGCTAACTTTGCTTTAAGTTCTTGACTAACGTATGCCATTTGCTGCTCCTGTTTACTTACTATACCCATATTATAGCAAAATGGTAATTTCCGGTCAACCATAAAAAAATCCCGCATATAGCGGGCTTTGCGTAGTTATTTTAGCCTACATCTAAAAACTATTCCTAACAAAGGAACATTTAAATGTTCGTAAACTGGTTTGTATTGATGCAAGTATCTTGCATCAAATACCATAAAACGCCCAGGGCGAACTTCTACAACATTTTCAATATCACCAATTGGTTGACTACGTGGTTGATCGGGGTGAAACCTGCCAGTTACGTCACCGGTGGTATTGTTGTTACCGTGAAATAGGGTTTCACCATACCAACTAGGATGCCATTCATCGTTAGCAAAATAAACAATATTGACACAAGTGTCGTCATCAATAAACGGATTGTCGCGATGAATTGCTTTAGTGCGGGCACCGGGTTCTCGTTCGTTGCCGTTACCATATACACGCCACCCACTATTTGGTCGACCAGGAGACCCATCGCTTTTAGTAATTCCTTGGACTGGACTAATTCCAAGCATATAGTTCATGCTTTCTGGAACACCGTCGATTGCCAAAGTATTACCTAATTGATTGTTAATAGCCGACCATAGTTTGTAAACAACTGGTGAACGTTCTGCAAGACTTTCCTCATCCCATGCTATTGGTAATTTTGGCTGTGCTGGAAAATCTCGAGGAGTGATATACGTATCTAACCTAGGCTTATATAAACTATAAGGTTGATCGTAGAAGTTTACACAATACTCGCTGTCTAATAAAAAGTTTAGCACATCTTTTTGCAACTCTGTGTCGATTTCGTTGTCGTGAACTTCTAATCTATAAGTTCCAGATTTGGTAATTGTTGGCATATTGTTTCCTTGTTAGTACGAAGCTACTTTATATAGCGGGCTCAAATGTCCTCGTAAACCTTTGGTAACCGTATTCTCATTGAACCATTGCTTACCACACAATCGTTCTAGTTCCCAGAGACTAGATTCCCACTTCATACGTGCTTCTAACTGCCCTTCAAAAAACCATTTGCTTAACTCGTTGTAAATTGCACCAGTTGGCTTTTTAACTTGCCATGTTGTGTGATCCCACTCCGGATATACACTAAAGTTTACTTCTTTGTAATACAATTCATCGTGGAACGAACTTAAATTAGACATGTGTTTGATTAGATCAAGTTTGTTATTAGATCGTAACCAATTAACCACAACATGACTTTGTTTAATTGCTAATTCGGGCATATTAGGAGTCCAATAGAAGTATTCGTCGTTTTCCCAGTACTCGCCTAATATGTCGTTGCTAGGTAATGTACCTGTGGTCATAATAACATCTAAGAATGCAAAGTAAATGTTATCGTCGTCGCGAAGCAGTCTAGGTTTATCTACCCCGTAAACAAATCCTACTTTCTTGCCTTTGTGTAATAAGTCATTGTGTTCTCTGAAAATCTTGTGAAACTTTGATCTAACCATGCAAGTAGGATCGAATCGAACACCAGCAGTATAAAACCAATCGCGGTCATCTGCTGCACTAATAATATGTCTTGTCCAGTCAAACACATTAACCTTGACATTTTTGTCTTGAACAAGTTTTTTAACTACAGGTAGTGCTTGTTTGAGTTCTCGAGTATAGTAACCTGGGTCTCTATCGAGTCCTAGGGTTTGATCTGCGTTTTCTTCAGCTTCAAAAGCGCCGAACATATAAATTTCGTCGAGTCGAATGTTGTTTTTAACAAAAGCATGTAGGATATTCCAACTATCAACACCGCCACTAAAGAATAACACAAGGTGATCATAGGCTTCGCGTAGTTGTAATGCACGTTGTTTGTACAGTTCGTCCAACCCAACTAAAGGTTCGAGGTCCCAACGATGCTGCTTAAACACAGCATCGTGGTAATCCCATTCGACATGTTTTCCACTTTGATTAGCTTCGAAGATCGCTTCGAGTTTGTTAAAGAATGGCTTACCGTTGCAGGTATAGACACCCTTGTTGTGGTACATGTATTGTGTCATTATGCAGGCACCGCATCCTTAACTTGCTTGCCCCATTTAACGCGATTCCACAAGCGTTCGTGGATATAAAATAGTGACATGTTAACAAAGACTGCGATAGTAAAGAATGCAGTTGCTTGGCCCCATGAACCTGTCATGAAATAAGGAATGAGGAAGTTGCTGCCATTTACAATTGCTCGCCATGTAAGCATTTTTGTTGTAGTTCTTGGATGCCCGTCTAGGAATAGCCATCCGTCTTTGGGTTTTTTATTCCATTGTAGCCAGTTCCAGGCACGTTCGTGAAGCCAGTAAAGAACGCTGTTAATTAATGCGCTCCAACCGGCAATTTGTAAACCGATAGCAATGCTACCTGTTACAATTAATCCATTGATAAAATGGCTAATGGTCAATAATACTCGCCACGAAACTACCTTGACCAAGGTACGTGGATGTTTTTCGATTAGTTTCAATTTTTTCTCCTAAAGATTTAATCGTTGTTACTGCAATTTTACTTTAAGAGCTAGTAGATTGTCTACATACGGAGCGGCGTTCTGAGCATAACGTGTCAGTAAAAGGGCAAACACCCTAGGCGTCACTGTTAATCCGACGTCAGCACTTGCTGGCGTTGCATTGATATTTATTAATTAATCGTTATTAACTGTTTTTTCACGAACACGACGATTGGCCATGATTGCTTTGGTGTATTCTGCGTCAATGAATAATTTACGAACTTCGGCGCGGCTTGCTTTATTGTCGATGCAGGCTAAAAAACGTTTGGTTGATTTTGATAGTTTAAATGATGCTGGGGTTTTCATAATGTTCCTTAAAATGTTTGGCGGACAGTATTGGATTCGAACCAATGATACCCTTTTGGGGTATGCTCCCTTAGCAGGGGAGTGCCTTCGACCACTCGGCCAACTATCCGTTGTGTTACTTTTTCTTAGCAGGTGCCTTTTTAGCAGCAGGTTTCTTTTCTGCTTTTTCAGTTACTACAGCAACCTTTCCGTCGGTGGCAGCTCGAACATCTGCTAACAATTGATCCCAGTCCCAACTAACATCTTTAGTGCCGTCGTCGCGGGTAATCTCAATCAAGTGTCCTGTCTTTTTACGAGTTACTCTTATCATTGTGTGTCCTTAGTTGTTAAAACCAGAAATTCTGGGTGAAAAAACAAATGTTGCTCGGTATGGGGTTCGTCGATTGCCTGCATCGATTAGTGCACGTATGTTCCATCCGAGGTTAACATATAAACATTTTTGAGAGTTGAATATACGTTTAACATATACAAACTGAAACAAGCGATCTTCGTGTACTAGCAGATATCCTTCTTTGGCATTGGCATTGTCCTTGATACCCGGGTCGCCGCTGTATGTTGGTTCAACATTGCCATCAATGTACTCCATTCCAAACGAATATGCTGGATTGCGCCACAGCCAACCAACTTCACCAACATAGGTAGCCACCAGTAACGGAAATTTAAAACGCCATTGCCAGTGTTCGGTTTGCCATCCGCCATCGCCTTCGAGACTATTGTCTGGAGTCATAAACCAGTTTAACCAACTAGGCAGCCTTCGCCCGGCACCGTATGCTGTTGCATTGTTTAAAGGACCATCTTGCACACCGGCAAAAAAAGGAAGCATAGGAGCAATAATAAATGCAATCGCAGTAATAATCAATGAAAATACTGCCATTAATGCGTATCGGAAGTAAATCATATTATCGTCCACGACCAGTGGTTCGTGTAGTAGGCTTTGCCCCTCCCTTAACACTACGAGCATTTGAACCAACTGTTTGTTGGGCATGTGCTACTGCATCGTGACCGTCGTCGGTCTTAACTCCTTGCTTTTTGTCTAGTGCTTTTTTTACTAAGTCTTTAAGGCTAGCCATATTTCCTCTTGAATTTGGTGCTGCTTGTCGGATTCGAACTGACGACCTACTGATTACAAATCAGTTGCTCTACCAACTGAGCTAAAGCAGCGTACATCTATATAGCACTGACTATTGCCTGTGCTAAAAAATTGTGCCAGTTACCGGATCTGGCGTTGACCTTTGGTTCCAACGGCTCCACAATACAGTATAATATTGCCAATCACCCCGACATGTTGACATAAACCGATAAATTATCTAATTACTTAAACTACATGGTTTAGCGGTCTAGGCTGTAGGTCACCTATATTACATAGCAGGACCGTTACCGTTGCGGAAACCCATCTTGCCGCCCTCTGCTTCGATACGCTTGTAAACATCTTCAAGAAGTATTGGAGCGAAGTCTGTGTGCTCTACGCAAACACAGTGGTAACGCGAGTCAATCTCATCACTGTATAAGATTGTACCTGTTTTAGCATCAACACCACGTGCCCGCTTTACACGGTGAGCATGTAAGTGTCCGTGAATGTTAACACCAAAACGTCCTAGGCTATCTGCGTGAATGGGAATATGACTTAGAATCATTCCATTCAGTACGTGGTATGCACGTAGTTCTCTAAAGTAACGACGGTATTCGTCGTCTCTAAAGATATCGTGATTGCCACGAATTAACACCTTATCGCCGTTTAGACGGTCTAGTGTCTTTAGACATCTACGATTAATAACAACATCACCTAAGTGGTAAACCTTGTCTTGTGGACGAACACGTTCGTTCCACGCCTTAATCATAAATTCGTCCATTTCGTCGGGATCATCCCAGGGTCTTAACTTAGTAAAACCATCTGGACCCATAAAGCGACACACGCCGGCATGACCAAAATGTGTGTCACTTACTAACCAAGTTGCTGGCATAGTCGCCTCCTTTCTTAATTAAATGCTATATCGCGCAGCACTTTGCTACGCTCGTTTTCTACTTCTAGAATCGCGTCCTTTAAGGTCTTTCCGCAAGTTCCAACATACTGTGTGCCTTCTGCCCACCATGCAAATCTTGCCATGCCCTCAATGACGCCGTCGAAGTAGTTGTTTACTTCGTCACGTTCGCTCATTGCGGTTCTCCTTTTTAAATTACATCCATTTTAGTTTAAACATTACAGCAGTTTTTTCGTCGTCGATCCTGACCACCCACTCGTGCTGAATACGGATACCACTAACAAACCCTTCCATTGGAAGACTTGCTGGTGATATTGACCATCCGGGACCTTGTATTAATGAGTGCTTCTCAAATGTTCGATAACCAATATGTTTTTCTAACCAGTTAACTAACTCATCGGAAGTATAGTCACCTCGGATGTTGAACATCATTTAAATATCGCCCTTGGATTCTAGATAGTCATAATAGGCCATCCAGTTGTCTTGTGGTTTTTCATCGGCGTCATAAGTCCACCCTAAGACTTGCATCATCTTGTGTTTGACACGCAAGTTAGGCGCACGAAATGCCTTGGCATCTTCAAACCCCATCATAACACCAACTTCTGCTACTGCACCACTACGGCAAATGCCAGCGTGGCAATGAACAATGACGTTCATGTGTTTATCCAAAGCACGTTGTAGCAGAGCCACAAGTTGCGCAGCTTGCTTGTCAGTGACCATAAACTCAACTGCATCTGGCATGTCGTCTTCGTTTTCCAGATCTAGAAATTCAAACTGATGAATTTCCTTAAACTCGTGCTTGGGCACAGGAAACTCTGTTGCAGGATCAACTATCTGGATCAGCATGGCGTTAGCGCCAACATCGATGTGATGGCCTTTTGGAATATCTGCTAACGGTACGTTTTGGATCCACATACTAATCTCCTAGTAAAGTACTATTATAACAAATAGTGATTTATTGGTCAAATGGTAGTAGACGAGGGTTACGATCCCTCCCGTTCCAGCCCATCTAGCCAGTCTCCCGAGTTTATAAGTCTCAGCCGCGCACCAGCGCC